TAATTGAGTTTAAAGATTTAAGTGAAAAAGAATTAGCTTTTGTTTATTTTACTACAGATCATAAATCACCTTTTTCTGTATACGCTTGGGAACAACGTTTGATTGAAGTAAAAAATAGTATATTTGGAGAAAAGAAAGAGTTTAAACCAAGTGCAAAAGTATTAGCAGCTTGTAAAAAGTATGATAAGTTAATTGAAACCTCAGCTGTTAGATTATTAAGAGCGGCAAGAGAATCTGTTATAAAATTAGAAAAGTATCTAAGAGATATAGACTTAACTTTAGCAGATGACAATGGTAGACCTATTTTTCACGCAAAAGATTTAATTAGTAACTTAGAAAAAATGGGTAAAGTAGTAGATGGACTTAGAAACTTAGAAGAGATAGTTAAAAAAGAAGAACAAGCCGCTAATACTAATAGAGGAGGAATTGAAGTAAACAAATATAGTATGTAATGGATTTTTTAGAAGATTTAGAGCTTTATGAACGAGCAATGCAAAATGCTTATCTACTTATAACTAAACGTAAGACTTTAGATGACATTTATTATAATTTAGAAGAGGATGAACTAGAAGATTTCCCTTTGCCTTTTGATCCTTTGCAAACTGATGGCAGAAGTCCAGATGTAATAGATGTTGTAATAGAATATTTTACAAGTACAGAAGAATACGAGAAATGTGCTCATTTAGTTAAGATAAAAGATAAATGCTTAAAGAAACAGACAAAGTCAGGCCGGGAGCCCTTAAATTTATAGCTAGTGGTCACTATACATCTGCTCTTCCTGGAACAAGAGAGTATTATGAGTTTTGGGATGAAGAGCACAAGCGATGTATGTATGGTTATAAAGTAGATGACTTACATATTACTGGATTTCACTATTTCTACTTAAATTATTGTCCTATTGATCGAGCTGTAGATGAATTAATGCCAGATGGTACATTACAAGCTAGACGTGAGCGTACATTTCCTAGATTTTATGATGGAGACTATGAATACTTCCATGAAATAGATAAAGCTAGAGCACAGAATAAACATATGATAGTTTTAAAAGCAAGACGTAAGGGATACTCTTACAAAGCAGGATCTATGCTTGCTAGAAACTATTTCTTTGTTAGGAATAGTAAAAACTTTGTATTTGCATCCTCTAAAGAATTTTTAATTGGTGATGGACTACTCTCAAAAGCTTGGGAGTTTTTATCTTTTATAGATGACCATACTGCATGGGCTCAACCTAGACTAAGAGACAGAGAGATGCATAAAATGTCTGGATATAAGAAGAAAGTAAACGGAATGGAGATAGAGATGGGTATGAAGTCTCAAATAATAGGGGTATCACTAAAAGATAACCCAGATAAAGTAAGGGGTAAGGCAGGTGAGCTAGTTTTCTTTGAAGAAGCAGGATCATTTCCAGGATTGTTAAAAGCATGGGAGGTAACAATGCCAACAATGAGACAAGGTGCTAAAACATTAGGTATGATGGTAGCTTTTGGTACAGGTGGTACAGAAGGATCTGATTTTGAGGCTATGGAAGAAATATTTTATAATCCAGCAGCATATGATTGTATGGATTATGAAAACATATGGGATGAGGGTGCAATGGGTACAAGATGTGGGTATTTTATCCCAATACAAAAGAATTTAGATGGATTTATAGATGATAATGGTAATTCTATGCAACAAGATGCTATAGAATATGAAGAACAAATGAGGGAGAAGAAAAAGGGTGCTGCAGATGCAAAATCTTTAGACCAATATATAGCTGAGCATCCCTTCTCACCTCAAGAAGCAACATTACAAGTAACAGCTAATTTATTTGATATTGCGTCATTACAAGAACAATATAATAATGTAAAAGCTAGAAATTTACAAGCAATAGGTACAGCAGGTAATTTTTATCATGATAAAGACGGAAAAGTTAAATTTAAAATAGATGGGGATTTAAAACCTATAACTAAATACCCACATAGAAAAGATGATGATAAAACAGGGGCAGTTGTAATATATGAAGCCCCATATAAAAATCAAGAGCAACAAGTACCATTAAATCTATATGTAATTTGCCATGACCCTTATGGTCAAAATCAATCTGCAGATTCTATGTCTTTAGGATCAGCATATGTTTTAAAAAGACCTAATAATGTATCTCAACCAGATGATATAATTGTAGCGTCATATGTAGGGAGACCACACACGCAAGATGATTATAACAGAAATTTGTTTATGTTAGCAGACTATTATGGTTGTAAAATTGGCTTTGAGAATGATAGGGGAGAAGTAATAGCTTATGCAAAACGATTTAGAAAGATGCATAAACTACAAGAAGAGTTTGAGATGTTAGACAAAAAAGAATTAAGGAGTAAGAACGTAAAACGTCAATATGGGATGCATATGACAGAAGCAAGGAAGCGTCAAGGTGAGATATATATAAGAGACTGGCTAAATACAGTTAGGAGTACTGATGATACGGGAAAAAAATTATTAAATTTACATAAAATCTATGATCCGGCTTTGCTAACAGAATTAATTAAGTTTAATCATAGTGGTAACTTTGACCGTGTAATGTCATTAATGATTGGGATGTATCACACAAGGGAACTCTATAATGCTGAAGTTAAAGATATATTAGAAGACAGAGCTACAGATAAGTGGTTCGAACAAAACTATTATTAATATGAATAAGAAAAAAGATTGTGAACCTTATAACCCTCTACCAGAATACTTGGCGATTGGACCATCAAATATACATGGAGCAGGGATCCTAGCAAAAGAAGATATTCCGGGAGAGGTTGTTATAGGTATTACACACATTTATGATCCAAATTTTCAACACAATTACATTAGGACCCCATTAGGTGGATTTCTTAACCACAATGAGGATGCTAACTGTGAATTACTAGATAAAGACGAAGATTATCATTATAAAATAATAAAAACATTACGTAAAGTAGAGGCAGGAGAAGAGCTGACGCTAAAATATAGTTTATACGATATATGTAATTATTTGTAGTGGTATATTTATAATACTACTCTGGTAATTAGTATTATGGTAAAAACAAGGGTTAAAAATTATTAAATTTGTAAATTATGGGATACGATAAAATACCGAGGCAAAAGCTTTCGATTACTAAAAAAAATAAAAAGTGGGGAGAAGAATGTGTAGAAGCATTTATAGATCTCTCTAGTTCTGGCTCTAGTCACTCTAAGCAAAAGGACGATTTAAAAATATTATATGATTACTATAACGGTGTAATTGACGAGGCTGATTATAATTACGTACTAAAACCTTACGGAAAATCCCGTAAGAACTTTCCTTCTGAAATGCGTAATTACCCCATTATCAAACCCATAATTGATCTTCTTCTAGGGGAAAAATCTAAAAGACCTCTCAATTATACTGTTACAGTTCAAAACTCAGATGCTATTACTATGAAAGAGCAACAAAAGTCTGAGGCAATAGCTCAAAATTTAAGACAAAAGTTTTTACAAGAAGTACAAGCACAAGGTGTAGACATAGGGGCAAATATGGATGAAATACCAACTCCTCAACATATTGCTGAAATGTTTGAAGTAAATTATATAGATTCTAGAGCAGTTTTAGGGCAACAAGCTATGAATTATATATTTCAAGAACAAGAGGTATATGATAAAGTGCAAAAAGCTTGGTTTCATTATTTAGTTACTGGAGAAGCATACACACACAGAGGTGTAAGAAACAGTGAGCCTTTTTATGAAATATTAAATCCTTTAGATGTAGATTATGACCTTGACCCAGATTTAGAATTTGTAGAAGACGGAGATTGGGCATTAGTTAGAAAATATGTACATGCATCTACAGTTATTGATGCTTATTATGAAAGTTTAACAGAACAACAAATTTTAGAATTAGAAGAACCAAGACATTCTGAAAGTGACATTTCTTTTTTGTATGCTAACTCAGCAAATAAAGATACAAATGCATTTAGGAATAGATTAGTAGAAGTTGTAAATGTATATTGGAAATCTAGAAAAAGAATAGGATTTTTAAGTTATATAGATCCAGCAACAGGTGACGTTGAAGAAATAGAAGTTGAAGATGGTTTTAAAATGCCTGCAGAGCTAAAAGAATTAGGAGGTAATTTAGAATTTAAGTGGGTTAATGAAGTATGGGAAGGTACAAGAATAGATGGTAGATTTTATGTAAATATAAACCCAATTCTTAATCAAAGAATGTCTTTAGAAAATCCTTCTAAATGTAAACTGCCTATTAACGGTAGAAGATACTCTGATACAAATTCTAAAAATATATCTTTAGTTAAACTTGGTATACCTTATCAGTTAAATTATAATATTTACAAATACAGATTAGAACTTGCAATAGCAAGGAGTAAAGATATAATTGCACAGTTTGATATTAACATGATCCCTAAAAAATGGGATATGGACAAATTTATGTACTATGTAGAAGGTACAGGTATTGCTTGGGTAGATTATAACAAAGAAGGTATACAACTAAATCCACAACATCAATCTGTTATGGATATGTCTATAAAAACTATAAGTCAATACATTACTTTACTAGATTCTATTTTAGTAGAGTGGGAAAAAATATCTGGAGTAAGTAGACAAAGACAAGGTGAGATTGGAGCGTATGAAGGTAAAGCATCTTCACAACAAGCTATATTACAATCATCACATATTACAGAAGATCTATTTAGAAAGTTTGAAAGAATGGAACAAAGAGATTTTCAAGCATTATTAGATTATTCTAAAGAAGCATGGTTAACAGGTAAGAGAGGAATGTTTGTATTACCTGATGGAACAACTGATTTTTTAGATATAAATAGTTTAGAGCATATGGAGTCTAATTATGGTATATTTGTTTCTGATGCTGGTAAAGATCAAGAAAAACTACAAAACATTAAAGGATTAACACAAGCTATGATGCAAAATGGTGCTAAGCCAGGAGACATAGCCGAGATGTTAGATTCTGATAGCTTTACACAAATTAAAAAGAATCTTAAAATTGCAGATAAAGCAAATGCTGAATTAGAACAAGCTCAACAAGAAGCACAGCAACAAATGCAACAACAACAGCTAGAAGCTCAACAAATGCAATTAGAAGCTGAAAATATTGAGAGAGAAAAAGATAGACAAAAAGATATTGAGATAGCCTTAATAGGCGCAGAGTCTAAAGATCAAACAGATGTTAATTCTCTTAACTTAGAAAAAATGGTACAAGATTTTGAGCTTAGAAAAAGAGAATTAGAATTAAAAGAGCAAGAACTACAGTTAAAAATGCAAGGAGAGCTTGATTCTAATGCAATTAAAAGAGAAGACATACAAAGTAAAAAAGAAATAGCAAAACAGAATGCTAACAAACCAAGATAGAAGGGCAATACTAGAACAAGTAAAAGCTTCTGACTCTGGAGATATAATTGCAGCACTTAGAGGTCAGGTTTCTACTGAACCTATGC